TAACAACCTCGTCTACTTTCCCCAATTGTTTTGCTTTAGGTTTTTTCATTTTGAAATCACCATCCTGTTTTACATCTTTTGACATGATAAAATAATATATAATTAATTAATTGTTTTTATTTAGGACTAAACTGCTCTAAGCCAAAACCTCCTAAAGTATCAAATCCAGCAGACTCAAAGTTTTTAGGCAATGAATCATTTTGTCTTTGGTTTATAAGTTCACTCTGTTGAGTACCTTGCATTTTTATTCTTTGATCTTTTCTATCTTCAGCGGCTTTATTAATATCTCTTTCAGCGTTTGCTCTTACTTGAGCTAACTGAATTTGATAATTAAACTCTTCAGCCATAAGTTGCTTCTTAATTTGAGCCTCTGTTTGCAGTCTTTGTATTTCAAACTGTGATTTAGCTTGTTCAATGTTAACTTTTTCTTGCGTTAACACTTGTTGCTTTTGTACTTCTGCCATTGCAGCTCTTTCACTTGCTTCAGCATTAGCCTGTGCTTGGGCTTGAATGTTAGCCATTTGCTGTTGTTGTGCTGCTTCAAGTTTCTTCTTTTTTCTCAACTTAAGTAGCTCATTGGCTAACTTTAGGTTTTTAATTTGTCTGATATCTATTGCATCATCTAAATCAATACCGCCAGACTGTAAAGCTATTTGTATGTTTTGTTCTAATTGAGCTTTTTCTTCTTCATCTGGCTCTAACTCTAAGTAAATACCGAAATCGTGAAGATTTAATGTTTCTATCTCTTTTAGTACATGTACATTAAAAGTTGATATACTTTCCATTAACGCATTTCGTGTTAACGGGAAGTTTAACATATCGTTTATTTTTAAAGAAATATTCTCACAAGTTCTTAAAGTTAAATAACTACTAGCCTTGTTTATGTGTCTTGTAGCAACGTTTGATTGGTTTGCCGCCATTTTCTGTAAACCAAGCAAAGCATCTTTATCAGGATTACTACCGTCACGCGCCTCGTTAAGACCAGTCACGTCACGTATCATTTGTAAATAATATTGATATGTTTGTATAAGTGATTGGATCTTAGCTTGTCCAGAAGAAGATGATAACTCTTGTACTGGAACCTTACCTCTGTTTAGTTCACCATCTTGTGTTAATGATCTACCTACAATACTACCAGTTTGGAAATACATGTTTAATGCCTCAGCTGGATTATAATTTGTTCCGTTACCAAGATCAACCTCAGCCAAACCATCCATATCCAAAAACACGCCATCAGGTATAATCCTAGACATCACCTGTTGTAGTTTAAGGTGTGTTAGTTGAATCATATCAGCAAAACCAGTAATTCTACTAACAATTGAATCGATACGACCTTTGTACATTCTTGGTGCGCAAATATTATAATTCATTACTACTTTAGTAGTATCGGCAATTGGTCTAGTCATATTTTCAGCCAACTCCCACTTTAACATAGTGTTTGTGCCTAATACTTTAGCACCACTATATAAAACCTCTATTGTTCTAGAAACTCTATCAAAATTATCGTTTGGCGGTGGATTGAATTCATCTGTTTTCTCCAACGCTTTTTCTAATCCAAACTCAGTTCTTTTTATTTTAAACACTTGGTTCATATATGTTTTATATTCAAAATACAAAACTTGAACGGTATTTTCATCATAGTTGCCCCATCCGCTAATGTACTGTCTGTTACCAGGCATTTGTTGTATCTTATACAACTCTTCTTCAGATAAATTTGGAAACTCTTTTTTTAGCTCTGGAATTGTTATAGCTTTTACTTCACCTACATAATATATGTCCTCAAAGTTAGGATCTTCTGTATATGAATAAACCATATAAGCAGGATCAACGTAGTCTATATTAATTCCTTCTGAATTATTAAAACTTGTTTTGACAGCCGCAATACCCAAAACAGTTAAGTCGTAGTTTAATCTACTTCTAGTTTCATCGTATTTATTTCTGTCTAAAATATTGTTTATAGCTTCTTCTTCAGCTATTTCAACAGACTGCTTGTAAGATAACTGCATGTGCATTTCTAATTCTTCAACAGTCTCTGGAAGCTCAGCTGGTGGTATATTGGTAGATGATATATCTTGACCAGTTGTTTCTTTTAAGCTATTTATAATTTTTTGTGAAAACATATCACTTAAAACACCAGATGCGTAATCAGTTCTTTTCTTCAAAGACTCTGGATCTTGTGCGAAAGCCCTAATATCATATGTTTTTTGTGATACACCATTTACTACAATGTCTACAAACTTAGAAATAACAGGTACTGGTTTCCAGTCTAAGTTCAAATAAGACAAATCACCATTAATAGACAACTCGTCTTTGTACTTTTGTACAGACTGCTCGCCGCGAGCATACAATCTCAACTGATGGAAATTATTCCAGTTAGTTTGGTATCTATTAGCGTTAGTTCTACCCTGATCAAACCACTCTTGTTCAATAGCTCTAGAGACCTGTAGACCATAATCATAACTGGCCTTTTCTGCGTCGCTAACAACTTGACTAGGGAAAGCACTGTTTGTATTTGTGTATACCTTCATTTATTCTATTATTTTAGAAATAACACCACTGTTGTCATATCTTTTAAATCCTAAGTTATAAACTTCTTTTTTAATAGGAGCAACTGGAACATATAAATGTTTGTTACAAGCCATAATAGCTAGTCCAGAGCTAATCGAAGCATCGTGTTTTGTTCTATTGTTTATATTAAATTTTGCCCAATCTTCTAATGTTCTTTGGAAATATACATCACCATAACCAGGGTTTAAAAACCCAACATAGTTTTCTATATATGTTTCTATGGCCGATGCGTGAGCTTGCTTTATATCTTCACTTGAGTTTGGTATTCCACCAATTTCTCTTTCTGTAGCAGATAGTTTATTCCAAACCTTGTCCGGTCTGTTCATTGCAAACCCTCTATAACCTCTTCTTTTAAAGTGATATAAAAGTCTAGGTTTATTATTTTCAGCAAGTATTGGCATACCATAAAAAACACAAGCCATTAAAACATCTTCAAAGAATATCTCAGCTGTTTGTGGTCTTGATATATATTCTAAGAAAAACATACTAGGTGGTACGTCTTCCATTGAAAATTTAGTAAGACCGTGTAGTGAACCATTTGATCCTCTACCATCTACAGTTCCTGATATATCATATGGGTCACATCCAAAAGCACCACAATGTTCGTTACCTGGATATTTAGTACCGTTTTTAACTATAACTTTATTTTGCAAATGCGAAGGTGGTACCCAACTAATTTTAAACCTACCATCTTTGTGCGGTACAAATAAAACTCTAGTGTCTTTTTTACCATTCTCCCACTGAAAACTTCCAGTAGTAACCATTGAAGAGTTATTCACGTCTTCATTATAATCTATTTGCTCATATATTCTAGTGAGGTTAAACAGTGATTGTTTTGTCTCATCTCTAAAAGCGTGTTGTTCTGTTCTTGGAAACTGTCTGTAGAATTCGTTTAAAGCGTCGTTATCTTGCTTTAAACCATCAACCTCGTTTTGCCAGTAATCAATTACACCTAGATCTATTTTAGACCCATCTGGCGCAGTAACTGGTTCTGTTGGTGTATCGAATACAGGTGTTCCATGAGAATCAATGTATCCTTCGTAGTTCCATTCCATAGGTATGAACAAAGAATATAATCCCGAGCGAGTCTGTCCGTTGGCGTTTCGTTTAGTAACGTCTGAATCATAGTAAAGTTTTTTGAAATTGTCCCCACCTTTATCAAGCGCATTACTAGTTGAACCCATCATACACTTACCAATGATCCTTGACCCAAGTCTGAGCGTTGTTTTTGTTACGCGCCAGTTATTCAATATGTTGTTTGGCTTTTCCCACTTACCGCTTTCATCGTGAACTAATAACCTTAGTTTTTCACCATCATAAGAGTTGTCACCAGTATTTTTCCAGTCAATAGTTGTATCAAGACCTTCTAAATCTTCTAATTTTTCATTTGTATCTAATTTACGTCTTGTAAATTTCGATGCTGGTACTCTATACGCTAATTCTGTTTTTGGACGGTCCATACCGTCTTGTATTGGTTTAAAGAAGAAAGGATAGTTAACCGAGATTGGCACTACTTTATCTGTAAACATTTTTTTAGCATCAGGTCCAGACTTTGATAATATACCATAGCGTGAATCACTTGATATCGTAGCTTGGTTTACTGTTTCACCTGAAGCCATAAATGAAAAACCAGAACGACGGTTTTTAAGGTAACACATACCGTAACACCTGTTATCAGCCTTACAAGCCTCCCAAAATATAAAGAACAATCTATTTGCTTCTCTAAAATCCGGCTTACCAACATCGATCTTACTCCATTGCAAATACATATAGTGTGAACCAGTTAAGTAAGTGGCTTTACCTTTATTGTAAAACCAAAAACCTTCATCACGACGTTTAAACTCAGCATCTATGTAGTCGTACCACTTTTCTTGGAACTCAGGTGGATAATCTCTCCAGTCAAATACTGTTTTAATTTTATTAAGCTCTTTTGGGTATTCAGTATATTCCCATTTATCAGAATCAAACGTTATTACGTTATCATCTTTTGGCAAAGCTATAGTTAAACCCTGTATTTCATAGATCTCACCTATTTTACCAGTTTTACTAATAACAACTACATCGTGCTCCTTGTTGTAACCATATTCCCACTTGTTATAGCGGTTTAACTTACTGATTACCTTAGGGTTAACGTGATCGTTTAATATTTTATATAAAGTTTGCTGGTACATTATTTAGATCTCCCTTCTGCAAAACCTTTAAAAGACTTAGGTTTTTCTTCCTTTTCCTCTTTTGGTTTTTCATTTAGCATATCTTCTTCGTCTTGAATTCTATTTAGAATTTCAAAAGCATCAAATACAGCTAGCTTTTTAGTAGCGGCAGCATTCTTAAGTCTGTCAGCTGAAATATCATCACCTGAGTCAACGATCTTTTCTTCTGCTACCTTAATTAATTCCTCAACTGCTCTTCGCCCAGCTTGGATTATTTTCAATTTCGTCTCCTTGGTACTCATACTTAATTACAATATCATTTGATTTCATACAATATAATCGCTGATCATCTACAATAAAATCAAATTCTCCATAAGGAGTATACCCAACTAGATCACCAGGACTTATTTTAAGCGCTTCTAAGGACTTATTACCATACTTTAGTATACCAATAAGCTTTCTTTCTTTATCG